GCATTAGTAGAACCTTTCTCATCTGCTAAGTAATCTTTTAACTCTTGAGCCATTGTAGATGAAGGGACATTAATCTCCTCTTCAAAAATCCAATGCTTCAAGTTTGATATAATAGCGGGTTTAGAAGCACTTGTAGTTCTAAAACCTAAACGCACTCCTTCATCGTTAGAGATAGAAGCGATCTTAGTTTGAAAGTAAAGGTTGATATAATTCATATCTTTAAGCTTCTGTAAAGTAGCTACACCCATAGAATTAGATTCTACTGCTAGTAAAGCATTATTGAAGTAGCGACCTAGGTAGAATAATTCTCTACCGAACGCTGCCGGATCTACCCGGTTACTTCTATAAAGACCTACTACCTTTCTATCTGTATTCAATACTACAGCTACACTGTAATCTTGACCTACACCGAGGGCAACATCAGCTCCAATTATATATTTCTCTTGGAATGATGGTGGCTCCCATATCTCGAGCTCACCTTCACGCTGCTCGTCCCAAGACATCATCTTAGGACTGAAACTTCTTATGCTAACAGCAGCTTCAAGTTTAAATTTCTCAATCTTATCGATATCAAATACATTCGCACCTGAAACCTGAAAGGCCTCATCGGGGGTTGAAGGGTACTCTTGCGCGAACTTAGCTGGTCCGCCCTCTCCTATCTTCATTCTACGCCACCACAACTGACCATCAGTCAAATCGTATAACTCTACTAAGCCATCTTCTATTTTGGTTCTTACAAAGCTATCAGGTGCTTCCATTGTGTATTCTTTAGTAAGAAACCACGGTAAGAAAACAGTAACATAGTCATTAAGACCTTTGTTAGCTTTCTGCCACATCTCATAGAATGAACCAGAGGCACCATTAGCTGTCGATTCTAAGATAATCTCAGTACCGTTAGCACTTGATACACCTTGGAATAAACCGGCTAGAATTTTACTTTGGTTCTGCCAGAAGGCTACCTCGGAACAATGAAGGATAGTAGGAGTAGTTCCTCTACCAGCCTCTGGTGATCCTGCGGTATACAGTCTAAACCCGGACTCATTATGTGCAAACTTAATTTCTTTAGCGTTTGATTTAATAAGGTCTGGTCGGACATCTTCACCCATTCTGTCAATGAACTGCTTACTCATCGTAAACAGAGCGTCAGAGGTAGCACTGTCATGCGCCAACACCACTGATCTAGTATAAGATGTGAATAATGTCTTCCAGAATACTCTTCCGGCTGTATAGGTTGAAATACCTTGCTGACGTGCCTTTAAGATTAATACTCTTACTCTTCCTTTCTCTTTAAGCTGTTTCTCAATAGCATCATGAATCTGTTGTTGTGCCTCATTGAATACAAAAGGTACATAACCTTGAGCAGCATCCTTTGTGATAATTCTTAATCTTTCTTTAGAGAATTTACTAAAGTCGCTAGTATATACCTCATCTTGTCTCTTACGTTTTAATTCTTTCTTTATTTCAATTTGTTTAGCTAATCGTAGTTTGTAGTCATTACTATTCTTATCCATGTAAGTCCTCCAACTATAATTAGATAAATAAAACAAAAGCTCAGGTTATTGACCTAGCCCCTGAGCGGTGGCTATTTCGGAGGATGGTCAATCCTTTAAATCTGTCTTAACTTAGCTAAAGAACTCTACGGTTACATGAGCTAAACCAACAGCATTAATTCTGATTGTAGGTACATTCCTAATATGTTTAAGAGTAGGATTAAGTACACTAACAGTAACATCCGATGCAGCTGTATCTGTCGGAACAGCTACTGCAGTATTATCAAAGGTAGCATAGAAGTTAGCATCGCTAGTAAATTTAGCAAAGATAGCTCCTTCTGGTACTGTGATAGAAGCTTCTGCAGGAGAAGCCGGAATAACTACTGAGCTCGCTGAGTCAGCAGTTGGTGATACCTCTGGGAAGGCGTTCTGGGATAACCCAGTTAGTAATAAGTTTGTCATTATTTTTTCTCCATATGTTTATAAAATCTTCTGAAATATTCAGGGTCGTCCTTTTTAGTTTTATCTGAACCCTCACCCCACCTCCAATACTTTATCATAGTATTTAGTGGGTTCTTTTTTGTCTTAGCGGTTCTCCATAGATCTGACATTATGTCCCTAGAGAGCCTAGAATAACCTTCCTGACCACTTTCATCATTTAGGCTACCTGATCCTCCATAATCATAAGAAGGATCAAATGAGGTTATCTTACCTTCGTTGTTGCCATGCTTATTGAATAAGGCACTCTGTTGTAGATATCTATTAGCAAAGTCCTTATCTTGAATAACTTCTGGTTTGTTCAACATGTAGTTTCTAACCAAAGAGCCCGTAAGCTGTACAGGACCATAAGCGGTAGAACCACCTTTAGTCTTATTAGCCGTAGTTCTAATCCAAGGATCTTTAAAGGCCTCTGTCTCAGCACCTGAGAAGGCTCTATGTAGATCCTCAATACCAATAACATTTTGAGGGGGTTTAGATAGTATCCCTTGCAGGTTACTACTACTTGATAGTATAGCCATAGTAATAACTCCTATTAGTTTAAGTCTTAGGTTTCTCAGAGGGACTGCCTTCTTCTTGTGAGTTGTTAGTAGTTAGATCTAGTTCAGCATCATCGATACTATCAATGTCAGCTAACTCAGCCTCTAATTCTTCAATAGTCATATCAGTGACATTAGTGACTGTTTGGTTTACCTCTTGTCTAACCTTCTTACCTTCAGAGTATTCTCTTTCTTCCGATACGGCCTTGAATGCTCTATCGTACTTAGTCATGTTACTGGGGTCACTAGCATACATAGCGAAGGCTGAGTTCTTTAAGGCATCAAACATCTCTATGTTATCTAAACTCTCAACCATTAAGGCTAACTCAGGGTCATCTTGGATCCACTTCATTACCATTATGTCTTTTTTAAATCTGTTCTTGTGTGTCAGAGTACCTTTTACTTTACCTTTAGGGTTACCGCTCTGTCCGGGCTTCCATGGTTTTAGGTTCTCTATCCCCTTGTGTATCTTTTTATCTGCCATATAACCTCCGTGTTATAGTTGATTGATTAATTTAGTTTCAAGATGGTGTGCGTTCTCCAAATAGCCCGATTAGAACGAACAGCCCTGACGGTTCCTACTAGAGTTCTACCAAGTTATGTCAAGCATATTAGTATCTTATATCATTCTAGCTAGTGTCTTCAGTTGTCCTCTAAGAGAAGACTAAGAGTCCTAAAAGGGTAAGGGATTAGGACTATACTAGCTCTATTATTCTTGTTGATTGAACCCTTATAGAACCTAATAGGTCCTTAGTAGATACTTAGAAGTCTCTTAGAGAACCGAATAGGTCCTTAGTAGATACTTAGAAGTCTCTTAGAGAACCGAGTAGGTCCTTAGTAGGTCAACACAGGACCTCATGGGTCCCTATATGAATACATCAAATACTATACCGTATCTTTAAGCCATCCCTTACCCTTTCAGTGTCTCTTTAGCCTAGTATAACCTTGTCGGTTAATAACTAATAAGTCTTCTAATATATACTCTTGGTGTATATAAACCAAACTAGATCAATTATGTCTCTAGTAGCTGATAAATGGTATGTTTTGATGTATCCTCTATATAATACCCCCTAATTAGCTACAAATTTATAATTTCTATATTTTAGGATCTATAAGGTCCTTTCGGAGGGCTAAGAGGCCCCCTCGGTCCTTAGAGGGCTATCAGAATATCAAGTGTTAAAGTTAGGCTGAATGAGATGAATATATATAGGTACCCCGTATATCCTCTGGGTACCCCCTCGGATTCTAAGAGAGCCTCAGAATAACCGAACAAATATACCTTGAACCTACCATATCCTTACAGAACCAATACTGTCCCATATATGTCCATATCCCCACGATATCCGACTAGGTCTTGTCATTATATTGTTAGAACCTTGTTAGTTCCTTGTAGGACCTTGTAGGACCTTTTAGATAATCGGACTAATCGGGTGCAATCCGACTGTTTGCAGTGGTTTTGTATAAAGACTATTAGGCATGTTAGGATCTTGGAGGAACTCTTCGGTCGAACCTAACATATCCTCAGATACACCGAATAGACTCCGAATAGACTCCGAATAGGTACCAAATATCACCTGTTAATACCATATCAATACCAAGTTAGAACCATGTTAATATCACAGCAATATGGATAGCCTAGTAGGTTCT